TTTTCCATGTTTTTCAACGAATTGAAATAATATAAGAGAGTTGCCTTCTAAAGACAATGATAAGTTACGAATGAAATCGTTTCTATTTTTGTTTTGGACAATATAATCTATTTCTGTGTTATAGTCCCAATCTTTTGCCATCTTGCAAGTTGCTTCTGGATATTTTAATATCAGACACTTAATTTTAAAGTCAGCAAGTTGTCCTTTCTCAATGAGTTCGGATGTAGATGTTGCTTTATAAACAGGTCCAAACAAACCTTCTAATACAAGGCGATGTGTTTGTGTACCATCTAAAGTACCTGTTGTACCTATTCTATATTTAGCGTTAGTGCAACCTGAAAGAATAGTTGTCAACGATTTAGCCTTAAACTGGTGTGCTTCATCACCAAGAACAAAGTCAAATTGTTCAAAGTATTCTTTGTCGTTTTTATAGATTGATTGCCATGTAGTGATGGTAAGAAACTTGTTTGTATGTTTTTCTTTACCTGCATATTGGCGGTGACAATATTCTTCTGAATTATATCCATACGATTCGAAGTCACTATACATCTGTTCGACAAGTGAGGTTGTGGGAACAATTAACAATCCTCTTTTATGTTCTTGTTGTAAATAACAAACAATAAGATATAAAATTAAACTTTTGCCACTAGCCGTTGGTGACAGTAGTAAAATACGCTTGTTGCGTATCGCATGAATAAAGGACTTTAATTGATAGTCTCTAACTTCATGTGGCAGATTTAAAGTATCAATAAGTTGTTTTGCTTCTACCACCGAATAGTTTTCAGTAGTTGAGATATCCGAATCGATTTCTAATACATAATCTCTTTCTTTACAAAACTTTTCAATGTAAGGAACAAGTCCATGGTAGATTGTAAACGACCGAAGGTCGGCTAATCTTATTTTTCCATCCCATATACGAGATTTGTATGCAGGTGTAAATTGATAACCAGGAACATAAAAAGTAAAGTAGTCACTCAGTTCTTGTGCAGTACCTTTATCACACTCAAACTGAATAAATGCTTCATTCTTTTTGTGGAGAATAATATCAGACACCTTGAATAAATCTTTCCCATGCTATGAAGTCACGCAATTGAAATGTGCGACTGTTTAGTTCTTTTAATATGGCGGTGCAAACTTCAACAATCTCATCATGCATAATTTTTTGTGCAGAGTATTTGTTTAAATCTTCATCACTCTCCATATATGTAGAGAGGTCTGATTTGAGAACATATGGAAAAGGATCCCATTCATATTTTTTCAAATCATCATCATCTAATTTACCTGTGTAATATTCCCATTTAATCTTTTTCATTTTGTTATACTTAAACTCCGCTTCTTTGGAAAGCAAACGGTGTCTTGAAAGTATGTTCAAATACTTACTGTGTAATTTGGGAATATCGAGAAGTGCCTTACCAGGTTCGGTTCGGTCAATGTCGGCATCTTTACGCCATTCTTCCAATAGTTCGTCTAATTTGCTCATAATAAAAACCTCCTTTAGAGGAGAATACACTAATTGACGGTGATTGTCAAGCGTTTTTAGATAAGTTTTTCTATATCGTAGTAACTGTACCTGAATGTTCCGTCTGCCGTAATTTGACTGTCGGGACTATCAGACGCTGCCATAATAAATGTAGATAGTGTTGTAGGGAACACATCGTAAAATTTAAACCTGTAATGAGGTTTGTTTGCGGATGATAAAATGGTAATTGATGCATCAGAGTATTGTGGTTTCAAAGATGTTCTCATGCCAGAAACTTTATTTAAATTACCCAAGTTTCTGTATTCTGCAAAGTCAGTTGGGAAAGTCATTGCACGAATCCAATCGTGTATTTCTCTCCATGCAGTCAATTCTTCATCAACAAAAAAAGTAACATTCAATAAATCATAAATTGCTTTTTCACCAGGTATATACAAGTCAACAAATGGAGTATTTTGTGGAATTTCAGACAAAGAAATGCCTGGCACAGATACAGACTGGCAAAAAAATTGCATATTTGGCAACCTACTAAAGTTTAACGAAAACTTATTAGGTTGTAAAAAATTTTGATTTGTTGGATTTCTGTCGAGTGCTGTCATATCTTTATTTATGCGAAAAAAAAGACCCACTTTTTAAGGTGGGTCTTTTAAGATAGTCTCTTATCGTTATTATTATTAACGAGACTTTATAGATTACATCAAGTTGGAAATCTTGAACGCACGGTAGTAAACATTGGAGTTTACATTGATTGTTCCAGAACCAACTGTTGAACCTTCTGCAAATGGGTTAGCAACGAGACCATAGCGTGTCTTGAAACCAATTTTTGGTTGGAAGGTACCTGTGTCAACTGCACGAACCATTTGTAAAGGAACATATGGGCAGTAGAACAAGCCAGCGTCATAAGCGTTAGAACCCTTATAACCAACAACAGCGAACTCAGATGTAGATGATGTTGGGAAGTATGGGTCGATATAGACCTTAATACGACCAAACAATGTGCCTGCAAATGTGTTGCCTGTGTCATCAACTGTCAATGAAACATTTGATGCAAGAGCAGAGTTGTAATCAAGAATGCCTGCCATAGAGAGTGCAGATGCAACATCGCTTGAGCAAATCATAATGTTACCTTTACCTCTACGAGTTGTCTTGGCAATCGTATTAGCTTCACGCTCGATTTGGAACGCAAGGCCTTTAACTTTTTCAACCATCCAACGACCATTTGAGTCGGTGTCTAAGTCGAATGTACCAGTCTTAGTTGTACCTACTTGTGCGCCAACTTTTGCAGTTGCGTAGATTGTGCGAATAACTTCACGGTTAATTTCAGCAAGAATCTCAGATGAGAGAATGTTTGCTAATTCTGTTTCAGCGTCAAGACCATGAACTGCTTTCAAGTCTTGTGCAAGTTCCATTGAGTATTCTGCTTTCAATGCACGGCTACGAGCAGTTACAGTAACTTTCTCAATAGAGAATGCCATTTCTTGGAACACATTAGAACCGCCATCGCCAAGAGCTTCTGATTTACCAGTAGTCATTGTGTTTGGTAATGATGCAAACAATGTGTTAGCGAAAACATTACCTGAAGCAGATGTATCAGACTGCAATGAAAGTGCAGGAACAGCAGCAGTAGCGCCACCAGAGAAGCCTGCATTTGCTTCGTCATAGAATGCTTCTGTGCCAAGTTGTGTTGCATAGCGTGAACGCATTGCAAAAATCAAACCAGTTGGACCTGTCATTGGTTGAACGCCTGCGATATCATAAGCGATAAGGTTAGGCAATGAACGGCGAACTAGAGAGATAAGGATTGGATCAAAACCTGCAACAGGTGATGATGCAGAACCACCAAAACCGCCAGAGGCGACTGTGTTGGTCATTGAGTTTGTTGGACCGGCTTCTGTAAGAATACCTGCAGCTTTTTGCATTTCTTGAGCTTGGTTCTCAAGAATAACAGCAGTTACAGCTTTCTTATATGGGTCTTTAATAGGTGCTAATTCTGGATGATCCAGAACGCCTTCCCATTTTTTTTGTAATTGTTCGGACAAATACATTGAGATTCTCCTTAGAGTTTAATTAAATTTTTGTTTTTGAAATTGCTTGTGATACCATTGCAACTAAAGGGTCGTTAATATCAACCTTTTTAGCATCAGTATCTTCTACCTGTTCGTGTAAGTCTCTTTCATCTGCTTTTTTAACACCAGATGGAAAATAGTTCTCACGAATTGTCTCAATCTTATTTTTGTATTCGTCCTCTGTGGAGAATTCTACACTCTCTGCGAGTGATTTGATTTTTTCGATTTGAGTTGTTGTGAGACCATCACATACTTCACGGGTAATATCATTCTTGCGGGACTCTACAAGTGCTTTTGCAAAACCAACACCACGCTCGATTTCTTCGTTGAGTTTACCTTCAAGTTCTTCAACTTTGCCGGCAAGTTCATCAACCAAGTCAACTTTTTCAGTTGGAACATCGATGTAATGTTCTGCAAATAGATTGCGTAGACCTGCAATAAAATCTTCTGTGAGTTCAGCACGGAGACCGGACTCAATTGCAATTTCGTTATCTGCCAACCACTGCTCAACAACATAGTTGAGGTAGTCATCTACTTTAGTAGTTAAGTCGGCTTTGATTTCTGTTACTGCTTCTTCGAGCATTGAGGCATATTTTGTCTCAACTTCTTCTTCAATTTGTTGAACACGGTCTAATACACGAGCTTCAAAAATTGTAGCAGCTTTGGATTTGAATTCTTCAGAGATGGTAGAATCGTCAGAAAATAATGCATCAATATCTTCTTTCATTTTCTTCTTCATCATTTCTTTCTTTTCGTCATCATGCATTTTTTCAGCAATGATTTCTTCATCTTTTTGCTCATCTTCTTCTGCCATTTTTTTCATGGCATCTTGCTTGTCAGCTGAAGCAGCAGATGGTTTTGTTGTTGGGGCAGTTGCACTCTTAGCGGCCTTAGTTGCATCGATTTTGTTAGAATCGTCATCCGGCTTGTTATTTTGGGGAGTAGGACCACCAAGGTCCACAACTTCACCGCCTAGTTTTTCTGGTGGCATAGCTGGAGCTGATTTCTTGCTTCCTGCAAGAATGTCTGCTGCGGCTTCCATGAGTTTATTTGTTGCCATTAGGAATCTCCTTATGATTTCTTATTTATAAAATTAAAGTTTTCTGAGGTAATTTTCGAACAGTTTTAGAGCAGTTTCCTCTATTTGGCTTTTGGAAGCTCTCTGAATTGTCTTTTTAAAACGGTCGTGGTCTGCTTCTACAAACTTTCCATCAACCATCATCCATTCTTTGTTTTCCATAATACCGTTAACAAAGGCACCCGGTGCTGATGGATCCGCAACAATGTCTGCGGCAGTCGCAAGGCGCAAGTCATCTTGAACCAAATTGTATCCTTCTCTAGTTTGAGTTAAAGAACCCAAAGCTCTTGAAGAAACGCCAACCTGAATATCGTTATCGATAAAGTTTTTTACAATTTGTCCGTATGGTGTTTCAAGAATTAGTGCTTTACCGTAAAATGAATTACCATCTTCTTTGAGAGACACAATTTTATGTGATACTCTTTCAAGGTTAATAGATGGCGTATCTGGATGTCCTAATTCACCCAAAGCACGGTTTGTATCGATGAATTCTTCTGTATAACGCCCAACTTCTCGGCGTAATGTATCCATCTTATACATGCGATTGTTTTTGTTGACCTGTTCGCCAACAAGGAAAGTTCCTTCAATGAAAAGTTTCTTTTTACCGTTTTCTGTTGCTTCGGTAAGATACTTTACATTATCGATTGTTTCGGTAATAAGTTTCATTTTACAATCCTATTAATGCAGGGTCAAATGTGGCAGTCTTACTTACTGTCAATAAAAGAGTGCCACCTGTACCTGAATTTGTTACGAAAATGTTTGACGATGAATTATTTGCAATCGAAATGTCATATTGTGCCAAAGGCCAATCTACATTACCACCACCAGTTAAATCTATCACCAAAACAGCTGTTTGAGCAGTATTAGCATTATTACCACGATATATTTTCCATGCACCATCTGATTGTGCAGATATATGTGTAATTGAAGCATTAGTAATAGTTTCGTCACTACCAGTTGATAGTGTTGATAAATTAATTGGCGTTGCAGTATTACCGACAACACGGATAACCGATTTACTTCTTTTGTTGTTAATAATTTCGTATGGCATTTTATCTTAGTCCCATTGATGCACGCCTACGCATTGACATTTTTCTTTTCAACATCGTGCGGCGTAATTTAGCTCTTCTAGTTGTTTTCCAAGACCGTTTTAATAAACGAGCCTTTCTTAATCTTTCTGTTGCAGGTATTCTTTTTACGGTGTTACCTGAAATTCTATAACCTTTAATACCAGAGCGTCTGCGATTCTTTTGAACCACAATACGACCTTTTGCGTTTCTTCTAATTCTACGGCGAACTTTTGTAATTCTACCTTGCTTGATAAGATTTGGATTTCTTTTCTCATCAAGTTGTTCTTCCACTTCTTCAAACATGTCGGCTACAACATAACGCTTTGCTTCTTCTAAGCGTTTTGTTGTAATTTCTTTTAGACGGTCACAACAAAATTGTTTTGCTTCGTCTAATTTACCGGTAATAATTAAATCTATTAAATTCATTTTGCTCTACTAAATGCAAAGTCAGATGCTTTAACTAAATGTGCAGGTGATTTGTGAACCATATCTGCAAATTTCTTTTTGTTATCATCATTTAAAGCTTTATGAACTTGCGTAATAGCAGAGGCAGTGAAGTGGTCTACCTTGCGAGTTTGACCATTTCCAAATTTAACTGTTTGTGCCTGTTTATCAGAAACGATTTTATGGAGTTTATCTATAACAGCTTCTTCCAGTTCCGTTTCTTCTGCTTGAACAGGCGCATCAATACCACCACCATAAGGTATTGAAAAATATTTGTCTAATTTCTGATTGTAGTAAAGTGCAATCTTTGTATTGTTAGGATACAAACGAATAGACTTACGCTTTAATACAAGCACAAATGGTGGGTCATTATTTAAATCTAATGCCTCATCAAGTTGAATACTCTCAACTTGTTTTTCATCTTCTTCACGAACCGCTTGTCTAGTTTTTTGAAAAATCTGTTTATTGTTGCTAATTATATCTATCATGCGATTAAAAAGATTACGCATGATTTCTCTGTCAGCATTATTAAACTGAGGACGCTCTTCGGTCATCTTATCTAAAATGCGATGAATTCGTGCAAGTTGTGCCTTGTTGGCAAGACCAGCACGAACAAGCATATCAAACTTTGAATAGTCCGACTTTTCTTCTTCTACAAGTTGTCTAAATTCTTGTAAATTTATCATTCAGCTTCTGTTTCGGTTTCTTCGGTATCTTGAACTTCTACTTCTTTACCCGTAAATAAAGACTGTGCAAGTTCTGTTTTTTTGGCATCAAGTGCTTCAAATGCACGGGTGGAAAGAAGGTCATTTAAACTTTCTTTGGCTCCAATTGCATTTCCAGTTGCAACGCTATTAATAAAATTTGAAACATCCATATTAATCTCCTTTAACGCCTATTTAGTATCGCTGAATACTTTTCTACATCTGCATCCAGTTGTGGAGTAAGTGATTCAGAAGCACCGTTATCGGCAGTATTATCTTCAGGTGGGTATTGTTCAGGACTCACCTCAGGTGCTTGACCTGGTTGTTGTATTGGACCGCCAGTTCCGTTTTCTTCTTCTTGTTTAATCTGTTGGTCAATTTGTGCAATTTCTTCTTTAGTTTGTTGAAGAATATTTCTACGAACCCATTCAGCAGAATAGTAACGACCAACATATGGGTCAACTGTGGTTAATGTTTGAATACGAGATTGCAACAATTCTGCATCACGCAATTCTGTAAAGTTATTATCTTTTACATAATCGTAATAGATATCTTCTTTAAATTGGTCCCATTCTTCTCTGGTACAAATGCCTTTAAGAACACATTGTTTTTCCAATGCATGGTCAAAAATTTGTGAAAACTTGTTACGGAGACGAATAATAAATTTATTAAATTTAACTTCATCACGGGTAACTTCAGTTGTTCTACCAAGACCAATCATACCACCTTGTTGTGGTTCTAAACGAGAGATTGGTACATTCAAAGACTGTAAAAGTTTTTGACGGAAGTATTTTACATCTTCTAATTCGCCAAGATTTTGACCTGCGGGCAATGTAGTAATTTCTGTACCTTTACCACCTTCACGGCGAGGTAACCAAAAATCTTCAAGCATTGACATGTGTTTACGGTCATCACGGATTTCTCCAGTAGAAGAATCGTAAACAACTTTATTCTTATACTTAATCATCACATCACGAAGATACTGTTCGGCTTTACCTTTTGGTAAATTACCAACATCAATGTAGAATACACGGCGTTCTGGTGCTCTTGATAGTCGGTAAATAACTACCGCATCTTCAACCATACGCAATTGATTAAGTGGTTTAATTGCTTTGTGTATATACGAAATAACGAATGTATTTTTTGCATCCATTAAACCAGAGTTTACATTGATAATTGAATCTGGTGCAATTCTCAAACCTGCATTTACACTTGCAGAATATGTTTGAGTGGTCGTACCTTTATCTGAATAGACATAGTATTCTGCAATAGACTGAATAATATTTGCACCAGTCTTTGGATCACGACCTTTTACTAATTCACGCACTTTACGAATCTTGCGTGGGTCAATATATCTAAGTTCTTGTATACCTTCTTTTGGATTCGATTCATCTACTACAACATGGTAGTAAATTCTTCCATCAATATACCATCTTTTGAAAAGGTCATCAGAAAGATTACCAAAGTTAAGCATTTTGAGAACGGTCTCAAATTCTTCACTAATCTTTTTCTTAACTGTTTCTGGTTGTTTTAATTTATCTAAAACAATGTTGACTGTTCGACCTGTAACATCGTGTGTAATTGCTTCATTGACGATATCATCAATTGCCATCTCTAATTCAGGATGGTTTGCCATTTCACGATAACGAGTGATTAATTCGAGTTCGTTACGAACCGCACCCTCTAAATCGACATAAGTGCCGTAATAAGGGTTAGATGTGATGGTAACTGCACCATCATCCATCGCTTCATTTGGAAGTGCGAAAGAAGGTTGTTCAGGTGATTGAGCCCGAACAATGTCTTGTTTACCTAGGGTGAAGCCAAAGAGTTTAATTGCCATTAAAAATCATCCTAAAAAAATTGAAGAAAGGCCGAAGCCTTTCTTCTTACACAACACCGTCTGCTACTGATTCCCACCATTGATAGGTGAGAGTTACAGAAAACTCCTCAATTGCATCATTTGAACCCCAATCAACATCAATAGGTGTGATATCGGTTGGGAATAAACCTACAAATTTATATTTCTTTAAATTGTTACCTTGTTTACCAAACTGTGTAACATCACCATCAACTGTGTAACCTAAAGGTGCTAAAGCAATTGGATTGCGGATATTAAGGTTGTGAGAATTAATACCATTCATCCATCTTTCAAAAGCATTGCGAACTGAAAAATCTTCGTCATTAATAACGGTGATTGTCCAATCGGCAAATGTTCTGTTGCCAGCAAACTTTAATTCACGACCAAAGTATTGAACAGGTACTACACCAATTGTTGCACCTGGTAACTGAGCAGTTTTACACATGAATGTTAATTTTGTTTGTGCATTTCCTGGCGCAGAGAACGCAGGAAATGGCATAGAAACTTCAAACAGATTAGGACGAGCACCGTCACCAACCATCTGACTTCTAAAATCGTTTACATTAAATGCCATTTAATTATCTCCTGTTTCTCTATTTATTAGAACTTCCCAACTACTTCATCGAAGCTTACGCCTGTGCGAACCGCAACGAAGTTGAGTTGGATAAAGTTGATTGAGCGTGCAGGTTTAATGTAGATATCACCGATAAATTCATTGCGGTCGATAACTTCACCAGTATTATTGGTTTCGTCACAAACTACACGGAAGTCGGTAATACCACGGCGACCTTGAACATCACGCAAGAATGGTTCTACTAATGAAACAAACTGCGCTCTGGTGAATTGGTCGTTAAATTCAAACAATGAGAAACGAGCCGCACGAGCAATTGATTTCTCAAGCACAATGAATAAACGGCGAACATTGATGCGGTCAAACGCAGATGGTTTGCTTTGCAATGTTTTGTCACCAAACAGAACTGTGCCTTCGCCTTGGAATGTAACAACAGGATTAATACCTTTTACATACAAGGTGTCACGGTCAGTCTTAGTTGGGTTGTATGCCAACTTAATAATGTTTTTGATGATACCACGATTTAAACCACCTGGTGAGAACCATGGGTCTCTCTCTTGGTCTGTTCTTGCACATAGACCTGCAATATCACCATTTAAAGGAACCCAACGATATACATCATTATACTTGTCGTATTGATATTTCCAGTTACCATCTAACACGGCATAAGAAGTTGAAGTCAATGTATCACGGTATGTAACTGTGTCAGTAGCTTCGTCACCAGCATTGTTTACAACATCTGCTCTTTCTGGTGATAAGAAAACCAAGCAATCTTTGCGTGATTCTGCCATTGAAATGAGACTGTCCGCAAGTGTCTGACCAGAAGGACCTGAAATGACTAATGAAATGTCAACAGAGTCGGCATTGTCAAATGAATCGTATGCAGTCACCACATTGGCAGTTGAAACATTACCATCGGCACCATTTGCAAGTGATACTGTTACATTGGCAGTTAGATTTGCAAATGCAATTGATGAATTACCACCCCAATTTGTACCTGTGGTTGGGTGATCCATCCATTGAATGTATTTGGATTGTGATGCAAGAACATTCTTGTAAAAGGTTGAATTGCCAGAATCGTCTTTTGCATCAGCAGCTTTAGAAGCAAATGGGAATACTTCAAGAACTGTATTTTTAGTTCCTGTAAATTTACCATCTTCATCGACAACAATCATATGAAGTTCATCAAAGCTTCCACCTTGATTAATTACATATGTTGATGTATTTGGTCTGCTTGTAAAGCTAGAAGCATATGTCCAACCACTATATGTGTTGGCATCTGCCATAGAAACT